AAGATGTTAATTGGCAGAGTTCCCATCTCGGCAGCAGTTCTAATTGCTTCACGAGCAATCCGCAAGAAGTATCGTCGATAAAAAGTCTGCATCCTAACACAGTTGCGAAGGAATGGTGATTCAGCCGTCAAACTGGAAGCATAGTTGGCCCCAGCAACATTGGCAGAAGACAACCACTCTGGCGCATTGTGTCGATTACCAGCTGAGCGAAGTAGCGATTGGAAGATCTCTAGATGATCTCTTGCACTATCTGCTCCGGGTGGTTTCACATAATTCATTCCCTTTGGAATGTCAAGGAATGTGCCCGGCTCAATACGCTGATAATCAGTCTGCCTTCCACTTGGTACATTGTTCACAGAGTAGTCAACCATGTCATCAACAAACGATTCTACTTGAGCAGCAGACGCTGCATCATGCTGGCGAACAGCAGCAATGGCCGATTGTACTGATGCCCCTTCTCCCAAATTCTTGCGTAGTTTAGCCGAAGTAGAAAATGTATCTAGCGTATCGTAACTGAAATCGGACAATCCCCTCTTAATTGCCTTTGGAACATTGCACTTGATGTGGATAATCCTGTCGGCTGGAACTATTTCCCCATTTACATTTCCAGCGGTAGCGTCTCGCTCCTCTTCGCCCTTTGGAGCGTTATAGTCGATGTAATAGCTGATTAGGTTGAATACATCGTCTGGATCAGTTTCGATTCCATATGACCAATGGGCAAAGTCTTCGCCGGGTGGTTGATAGACTTGTTCCGGCTCAATTGTGCGAACCAATAACCGTCCAGAAGGTTGAGGGAATAAGCGGAGGAAGCATTCGCCATCTGTGCGAGAACGCTTGAATATCTCATCCTCCATCAGATCCCATTCATTCTCATTCAGGAATCTGTCTAGTACATCTTGGCATCGACGCACTGTGGATTCGTCAATTTCGATTGTACCCTTGGGGGCGACACGATAATTGAATCCGCTGCCAATGACATAGCTGCATAATCCATTAAGGAGTCCAATTGCATTTGGATTCGTAGTGGTAACCAACCGGGCTTGAGCCCTAATAATGGATAGTTGTTGTTCTGAATACCAGAATGGGAAATTCGACCCGTAACGCCGATCTTGTGGATTCGAGATTGGATAAGAGAACACGCCTCCATCACGGAAACGGTCAAGAAGATCGACATAATTGCCAAGCCAAAAATCATTCGTGAGTACATTTTCACGCAAGTTCCTCTTGACACGCTTCCCATGCTCCTCTGACGGTTTTGGCGGAAGAAGGAAATTGATTATTTTTTGCCAAGTATTCATGCGATTATCCTTCTTGCCAAGGGAGCCCGCTTGCCATTCCAGATGGAAATCATAGTCCGTAATGCCATTTCCAAGGCATCAGGACCATCATCATGCTTCCCAAGCGGGAACTCACGCAGCTGTGCAATAAGGAGGCGAGTGCCGTCACTACGCTTGAATCGAATTAGTTTATTGGCGAGGTATGGTCCAAGCCTCCTAATACGCACATCTTTATTTATATTATTATAGATTTGCATGATTGGAATAGCATTTCCTTGCCTTTTTGATTCTTCAAGTATTTGCGTAGCTAGTAGATGCTGGAATTGGTTGGTTTCAATTCCAAGGCCATCCGGCTCAAATGCTTCAGCCTCTGCCACCACTTTGGTTACCATCGTCTCAGCATCCATGCGCTTCAATTCGGCATCGCAATAGATGATCCCGTTATTATCACGGGCCAGCTTGATAATTGCCGTATAGTCCCCATGCCGTGCATCTTTCCCCTTGGACGGGTCAACTGACATAGTCTTGATTTTAATGTTGGAATTTTTGGGCCACTCTTCAAACCAGATATGTTCACCGAAATGGGCGGATGGCCACTCTGCGCCCTCTTGATCGACGAATTCGCCATCTAATTCCTGATTAGCTTGCTTGTCGGAATATTGCTTGGCAACTGCCTTAATGAACTCTCCAGCAAGGAAGGGGTTCTGGGAAGTCTTGGATTTGAATAGCTCCGTGTTTTCCCGATCCCCTTTACCGAATACATTGTAAGTCCAATGGCTCATTCCCTTGGGCGTAAAGGTCGATGTTAGCCATCCAGCCTTTCCACCTTCTCGTAAACGCCCAATGCAAATGTTAAATACTTCTTCCTCCATGATGGATGCTTCGTCCATCCAGATTCCGCTAATGTTTGGTCCCCGTAGCTTGTCTGGATCGTCACCGGAACGGAAGATAATTTCTGATCCATTTGATAAGACGAGCCGGGGCGGTTGCTTCCATTTCTCCTTGATTATTTCTAGTTCTTCTCCCAGCTGATTAATTGTCCGCATTGTTGCGTCTTGGAGCATATTGTAGGTCGGGGAAATGACCATGTAGAGTCTGCCCTTGCCATCATCACTCATCGCCCGGCGTAGCAAATCGTAAGCTCCAACCCATGACTTTCCAGAACCAATGCCACCCACAAAGCCTCGATACAGGGCTTGAGAATGGTGGAAATCATATTGAACTTGATGCAGCTTGAAGGTCTTACTGATCGTCTCAGTCGCCTTCTTAGTAGTCGGATTCGACTTCAAGCTCGGACCCTTCGGTCTTGGCATCGCTGAACCCTTCTGGCAAGTTTGGCCGATAGTCCATTGCTGGATTAACCGTTACGGCAATTTGCTTCTGATTAGAATCAACAATTTCTTCGACTATCTGCAACCGAACCGTAGTTACATTGGATACCTCTTGACGCTCCACAAAGCCCCTCTCACGCCCCAAAGTGCGAAGGAGCATGGTAATCGCCCACTGCTCACCTTTATCGACCGCCTGCATCAATTTGGCTTCAGCCATGTCAAGGGTCTTACCCCGTTGATCTTTGACCGCTTCTTGCAATTCTGGATCATTATTGACCCGCTCAGCAAGCGTCTGATAATTAACGCTTAGAACATTTGAGGCAAGATATAGTAATCCACGGCACTTAGTTACTGCTTCAATTATTTCGGCATTAGTTAGATTCTTAATTACATGACTTGTCTTCAGTCCAGCCGTTTTCTTATTCGCTTTGTAATTGATGAACTCTCCAGATTCAGAATCCAATCCGAGTATGTCCTTATTCATCTGGAAGTTACCCTTGAAATTTTTCTCCCAAAAAAATTAGGTTAGATAGTTTCTGATATGAAATCAAGGCCAATTAGAAATGATAAAAATGTAGAAGGCTATAGTTTTTTATAGTCTAAATTTTTGGGGGGTTAAACCTATCAAATGCTATCACCTGATGATTTCCTGCTATCAAAATAAATTTTAAAATTATTTTTATTTGGCACGATATTTGTTGGTAGCATAGTTAGTTAAATATAGCTTAGAATCCATCTACTACCCTTACCCATTCCATTCTAATAATTAACTAAATATTAAATAAAAATACCCTTAACTTATTAGGCTAAGGGTATGGTTTAATAATTAAGTAAAATATATATTATTTTATTAGCGAGTTAATAGCATTATTTAATGAGTTATTATACATCAAGGCATGGTGTAGGATCTCAGCCAGCATATCGGGGTTAGTGATGGTAGAATTAAATAGTCTGAGGAAATCCCTGTTCTCTTGGGACCAGTTATTCCAAGCGGTATTCTCGATTAGATAGGCAAGGTCAGACGATTGCTCTGAATCTGCATCATAGCTGATAACTACCATAGGAACCGTATAGTTACCATACTCCACTTTAACCCTAACCTTAACTCCTGCATCACTTAGCCTATTGGCACCAAATTGTGCTATTATTTGGCGTTTGTATAGTGCTGCGTGAAGTTTAGATAGGTCAGGGTTATAGTCTGGCCCTACGCATTGGCAATTCTCATTGGCTGGCACACTGTCAAATTCCATCGTCTCAATATTCATAATCCACTCTCCGGTTAAAAACCGGCCAACTGAATTAGCTGGCCTACTGGTATGTTATCGACCAGATAAAACTGAGTCAACACAAAAAAAACAAAGGCCTAGCGGTTTAATGCTAGGGCCCTTGAATTAACTATAATATATAATAATCTAATCACTACCTACCAATAGTAAGCTATCTGAATTGCTGTTGTACCATCCGTAGGCGTATCCACCACATATATATACTCTCGCCATAT